CGATCGCCCGGTTAAGTGCCGCGCCGAAGCTCTCGACCCCGTGTGGTGGCAGGGGCGCCAATGGGCCGTCACCGCATTCGGCATCGAAGCACGCGATGGCACATACACAATCGCCGCCAACCGCCTCGCCGAGAACATCGACGACTGGGGATGGCCGGCCCAGGTCACGCAGAAGGACTGGGTTGATGCGGACGACTTCATCACCGCGTGGCTCGTCGCCCTCGGGATGCACGGCGCGCCTGTCACAGCCGAACAGGTTCGCGCCGCGATCAAGCGAGCAAGGCCGTAGCCACAAAAAAACCGCCGCCTGTAGGGGGAGGAGCGGCGGCGGTCCAAGGTGACGTCATGGTGACAGTCGCGGGCGACCCGCGACGGACAGAGACTAGCGCCGCATCTCCCCCGCGCGCCAGACCCGCCAGTCCTCCGGGACCGGATGCGTCTCGTGCCAGTCCCAGGCGCTCACCAGCCACCGCGCCAGCGGGAGGGGCACTGGAGCGGTTCCTCTGGCCCACCGGGTAGGTAGCCCACTGTCACACCGCAGCAACCGCGCAAGGTGCCTGTGCGACCACCCCAGGGCACTGAGGGCGGCGCTGAACTCGGCGGGGGTCACAGCTTGCGTCCGCTGGAGGTGTTGGCCGGGTGCTTCCGGCCTTCGAAGTCAATGTGCATGATGTTGAAGTCGCAGCGCCTGCACCGGACCTGCAGCCCGCGCTGGGTCCAGCCGACCTCGATGCGCGCCCAGTCACCCGGCGAGATGCCGGGTGGGCAGTCGGACAGGCAGCCGCCGCAATGGAAGTACATCACGATCTGATTGTCAGCCGTGACGGGGGCGGTGGGGGTCACGAGAGACGTTCCAGCCTGGCCAACGCTTGCACGCGATGGCAATCCGCTTTCCGATAGTAGCACCACGCATGGCCCATCTCGATGGCGAGGATCTGCGCGGTGCCCATCGAACCGTCGTCGCTTTCGTGCCGCACCGTGTCGCCGATCCGGAGTTGATCCGTCATGGCGTGTCTCCCGTTGAAATGAAGGGGCGGGGCACGAGGCCCCGCCGGAGGGTCAGGCGGCCCGCTTGAAAGCGGGTGATTGCCACCATGCGATCTGCTCCCGCATCTGAGCGACTGTCAGGTGCGCGGGCCAGCGGCGGTATCCCAACACTTCGCCATCAGTCATTTCCGTGACTGCTGTTTCCATTCGGCCGGTGAGGTAGTTTTTCGTCATGTCCGTGTCTCCTTGTTGATGAAGAGACCTTACGGTGTCCGCATATCGTCGTCAACGACAAAATGCGGACAGATGCGATTTATTTTACGGCAGTATTCCTGCCCCATCTTGACCATCGGTGAAAAATCTGGACACAACTCACGCGTGGAAACCGAGAGCACCTTGCTACTCGACTGCGGACGCGATGCCAGCGTGATCCAGTGGGCGGTCGTCCACACTCACCCAGCCGCCGAGAACTGGGCAGCCGTTAGCCTCAATCGTGCTGGCTACGAAACATACCTCCCGCTCTACGCGAAGCTGGCCGGCACACCGCGCCGCCTCGTCCACCGACCCCTGTTCCCCAGCTACCTCTTCCTCGCCCTGCCCCCATCGCGAGGCTGGGTCGCCGCCCGCTATGCCGAAGGTGTTCACAAGCTCTGCATGTCGGGCGGCCGGCCGAACTACTGCCGCCCCGGCGCCGTGGAGGCGCTACAAGCCGGCGACGACGACAGGCTGTGTCTGCCTTCCGCCAGCGACACGTGGCGCCCAGGAGCCCCGTGCAGGCTTAGTAACGGCTCACCTCTCGATGGCATCAACGCCGTGGTGAAGTCCGTCTCCGGCGACAGCGCACGCGTGCATGTCCTGATGTTCGGAGAGTTGCGCGAGGTCGTGGTAAAGGCCGAGTGTCTGGAAATGAGACGAGACTAACAAATGGCTAACGTAATCCTTTACGACAGTTTTCTGTCAAAAGTCTCTGATATAGCGACGTATTCTCGCAATGCGCGTCAACATTCAGACGAACAAATCGCCCAAATCGTCAGATCCATTACCGAATTTGGCTTCACTTCCCCGGTTTTACTTGACGAAAACGGTGTTCTGATCGCCGGCCACGGTCGTTTGGCTGCCGCGCGGCAACTTGGCATGGTCGAAGTGCCCGCCATCGCTATTCATGGCCTCGATGAAGTGCAGAAACAGGCGTTGCGGATCGCCGACAACAAGCTGGCGCTTAACGCTTCGTGGGACGACGAACTGCTGCGGACTGAGTTGATGGACTTGCGTGATGTCGGCTTCGATCTTGGCCTGACGGGTTTCGGTGAAATGGAAATCGGTCAGCTATTTGCCGCCGAACCTCTCGCGCCGGATGGTTTCGATAGCTACGACGAAGACATCGAGACCGAACACGAATGCCCGAAGTGCGGCTATGTGTTCAGCGGCGGCAAGCTGGTGGCGAAAGCCGGGGCGGCGCAATGACATTGCGAATGCTCTGTGATCCCAAGGGGTCATTCGGCGTCAATCGTTACAATCTGGATGTCCGATCCTGTCCGTCCGTCAATACGGGTGGAGTAGGGGGGGGGAATCGACCGCAACATTATTGGATCTGGAACGATGGCACAGACATGTGGCGGCCGGACATGACCAAGCCGCCCTATCGCGTGCCAACGATGGCCGAAATCCGCGCGCTGCCCTGGAACGGCCTCAAGGTCGCCTCGACATTCGCGGGCGGCGGCGGATCGTCCACCGGCTACCGCATGGCGGGCTGCAAGGTCGTCTACGCCAACGAACTGACCGAAAGCGCCCGCGATAGCTACGCGGCGAACATGGCGCCAGGGACCGTCCTGGACGGCCGCGACATACGCACCGTGCAGGCTGAGGATATCCTGACCGCGACCGGGCTTGGTGTCGGCGAACTGGATATCTTCGACGGATCCCCGCCCTGCGTGTCGTTCTCGACCGCCGGCAAGCGGGAGAAGGGGTGGGGCCGGGTCACGACCTCGCATGATGCCACGCAACGCCAGGACGATCTGTTCCACGAGTTCGCGCGGCTGCTGAAGGGATTGCAACCCCGGGCCTTTGTCGCCGAGAATGTATCGGGTCTGATCAAGGGGACGGCGAAGGGATACTTCCTCGAAATCCTCCGCGCGCTGCGTGCTTGCGGCTATCGGGTCGAAGCGAAGCTATTGGACGCACAATGGCTCGGAGTGCCGCAGGCAAGGCAACGGCTGATCTTTGTGGGGATGCGGCTTGATCTCGACGCCAGACCGGCGTTTCCGGCCCCCCTGGGCTTCCGCTACAGCGTCCGCGACGCGCTGCCGTGGATCACGAAGTGCGTCCATGACACGCAAGGCTCCTACCGACAGCGCGGCAGTGTCACGGATGAACCCTGCCCAACTATCACGGTTGGTCATCCATCGCTCAACTCGACCCACTACAAAGTCGAGGCGCGTATGATCATCGGAAATAACTCATTCAAAAGTATTACAATAGGCTCAGTGGATCATACCTGTCCGACAATCATGGCCGGAGGCAGCCGGACAGTTCGTGGAAGGCTCTGAGCGCCGCAAGTTCACCATCGCCGAACTGAAACGCATCTGCGCGTTTCCCGACGATTACATCCTGACCGGTTCCTACGCCGATCAGTGGGCGCGCTGCGGCAACGCGGTGCCTCCGGTGATGATGTTCCACATCGCCAGCGCGTTGGTGCCTGTTCTGATCGGCCAGGAGCGTCGGCAAGCTGCCTGATGAAACCACCTTTTCGATCATCGCCACCGACACCCGGACGAAAGGCGTTCGCGCCGACCGAGGAACAGCGTCGGCAAATCCTGACGATGACCGGCTTCGGTATGCGTCAGGAGGAAATGTGCGCATGCCTGAAGATCAGCAGGCCGACACTGGAGAAGCATTTCCGCTACGAGCTGGACACCGGCATGACGGAGGCCAACATGCGGGTGGCCCAGGCGCTCTACACCAACTGCACCAAGAACATGAGCGTGCAGGGGCAGATCTGGTGGACCAAGGCCCGCATGGGCTGGAAGGACACCAGCGAACCGGCCGCCACGCAAATGCCTCTGATGATCATAACAGGGGTTATTCGTGACGCTGACTTTGAAACCTTTGGAAGCGCCTCGCACGACGCGCCGCAGATTGGCATCTACACTCCCACCAGAGGCAGCGCGGATTGACCTCGGCTACCGCGCGCGACAGGCGTTCATGCCGTTCCACGCTCGTAAACAACGCTGGGCCTGCCTCGTCGTGCATCGTCGCGGTGGCAAGACCGTGGCCTGCGTCATGGACCTGATCGACGCCGCCATGCGCGCGGATCAGGCGCCGGCCGAGGCGCGCGCGAAAAAGCCTGATCCCCGCTATGCCTATCTCGCACCGACATACGCCCAGGCAAAAGATACGGCATGGGAATATCTTAAACGCTACACCGCGAACATTCCTGGCGTGGAACAACGTGAGAGCGACCTGATGGTGCGGTTCCGTAACGGTGGCCGCGTGCGATTGTATGGCGCGGAGAACTACGAGCGGCTGCGCGGCACGTACGCCGACGGGATCGTACTGGATGAGTACGGCGACATCGATCCGCGCGCGTGGCCCGAGGTGTTGCGGCCATCACTCGCTGATCGTAACGGTTGGGCGGTGTTCATCGGCACGCCTAAGGGTCGCAACGACTTTTATGCGATCCACAAGGAGGCCGAGGCAAACCCCGAGTGGTTCTCGATGACGCTGCGGGCTTCACAGAGCGGGCTGCTGGCGGAGGGTGAACTGGCCGACATGCGCCGCATGATGACGGCCGATCAATACGACCAGGAGTTGGAGTGCTCGTTCGACGCGGCCGTCCGTGGCTCGATCTATCGTTCCGAGATGGCCGCGCTGGAGGCTGAGGGGCGGCTGTGCGGGGTGCCGTACGACCCGGCAGTGCCGGTGTGGACCGCCTGGGATCTCGGCATCGGCGATGCCACGGCGATCGTCTGCGCGCAGCTTGTCGGCCGTGAGGTGCATGTCATCGACTACTACGAGGCGACCGGCGAACCGCTGACGCAT